GTATACTGCTGGCCCCAGCGGTGCGCGTATTGACAAGATTCGTACCAAAGCACAGGGTGTAACTACCGCCGGAATGGTTCGGTATTTTCTGACTCGTGGCATCCCAGGAGTGGCTATTAATAGCATCACGTTCTCTGGTACTACAGCTACTGTGACTACGGCTGTGGCACACGGACGTACCAGTGGCGATCTGGTGACAGTTCAGGGTGCGCTGCCAGACAATTACAATGTCACTAATACCGCGATCACCGTTACCGGCGCCACGCAATTCACTTACGTGATGGGCACAGCTCCTACTGCCAACGCCACCACTGTCGGTTATTACTCTGCCACTACTTCAGCTCCTACGTCTACTCTGATTGCAGAAGTGAACGTGACGGCGGTAGCTGCTCCAGGTGCTACGACGCCCACTTTTGAGAATTCTCTATCGTCCACCAATCTCGGTGATCAGGGTATTCTTCCGATTATTCTGGCTCCAGGCTGGAGTTTGCGTGCCGCAACGCATAATGCAGAATCATTCAACTGCCTGGCAGCTGCTTCCGGAGACTTCTGATGAATACCGGCCTGCTTGACGCATACGGCATTCCAATCCAGCCTAATCCGCTGGGTTTGGTGCCTATTTACGACATCGATCTGACGAAATTTCCAGCTTTGACGACGATTGATTTGCTGAACATCTTTACGTCGCAGGCTGATGACTACACTATTTTGTTCGACGGAGCCACCACGCAAGTATCCAATGGCATCCCGCAATTAGTTCTAGCTAATGCAGGCGTACCAGATACGGGCGCTAATAAATACATGTCTACAGAAGCGGCTGGAGCAAACAGCTCCGCTATCAATGCTACAAGTTACAGAATTGTGAATAACATCGCAGTTCTGGCAGGTGATCCTGTTGGGCACAGCTTTGAGATTGTTATCCGAAATGTGAATGACACATCTGTTCGTCAGAAGAATATTTGGTCACGTTCCACATGGACTCGTACAACAGGGCCAACCACTATCTCAAGTGAACAAAGCGCTGGTGTCTACTCGTCTACGAATGCGGTATCAGGCTTTAGGCTTCAATTGTCTGCCGGAAACTGGGGCGCAACTGGCGTTCTTAAAGTATACGCATGGAGAAAATAATGCACAAGCTCACTATTCAAAATGGCGTAGCGTTGGCCGTAGAAATGTCTCCAGAAGAGGTCGCAGAGCAAGAAGCGCGCATGGCGCAGCTTCCAACAGAGACGGAATATGTAAAAGCGCTTCAAGAAATGATGGACGTAGAGGCCCGTACGCGTAATTACGACAATATTTTGTCGGCTTGTACGTATGCTACCTCCACTATTGCTAAGTTTCAAGCAGAGGGTCGAGCTTGCGTAGAATGGCGCGACAGCGTTTGGGCTACGGCTTACGCCACTTTGGCGGCCGTCAATGCGGGAGATATGGAACAGCCAACTATGCAACAAATGTTGGATCTTGTTCCTAAAATGGTTTGGCCCATTCAGGCATAATTTAGACCGCTCGGTACTATTGCCGGCAATTCAACAAGGAGAAGAAAATGCATAAACTTAAAGGTACTGGCGGCGGTGGCGATCCCCCAAAGAAGCCGCCAGCAGAGAAAAAAGCATATCAGCCAATGAAAAAGCCTAAGAAATGAATACATGGGTCGCTCGTCTCAGATATGCAATGTTGATAGTTGTGGCATTCGTCGTCCACCGCGAAGCCATGCAGGGAGTGTCGCAATTTGAGATAGGGGCTGCCCAGTATTATGGAAGCGCAGCGCTGCTAGACTATTTCTTGGTACGCTGCGCTTTCCATTTTGTGAAAGGTAATTTGTGCGATGATATGGAAGATTTAGGCTACATATCGATCGCGGCCAATTTTCTAGGTTGGGTATCCTACTATTTCAGCATAGACACAACTTACTACCTCGTATTCATGAAGTCTCATTCTGTAATTCAGGCTATTCGGCTGCTACTGGTGGACGGCAATGATGTGGCTATTTCTATGCGGGGTTTTGTTCTTCGCCGTCCTTTTGCTGGACGCACGTAGATACATTCTCAAGAGGCGACGTGATGAACTTTTTAAAGAACGCGACAAGCTCAACGACGAGCTTGAGCGATGCATTGAGCAGTATTCTCGACAAAGTGACAGAGAACCCTAAAGTCACGGTAGCAGCTTCTACGGCTTCTACTTTTGCTGGCGTTGCTACAGCTGCCCAGTGGCTTACCGGCGTGGCGGCTGGGGCTGCCATTTTTGCTTCTCTTGTAGCCACTATTGCTCTAGCCAGGCTGCACTGGCTACGAGGGGAGCAGTCTAAAATCGAAGCTGAAAAAGCTCGATTAGAGATTGAAGAACTTAGAAAGAAGTTATCTAACGAGGGTGTAAAAACGGGGGAAGAAAATGGACAAGATTCGACTGGCTAAGCAACTTCGTATCGATGAAGCTGTCAGACCCAAAGTGTACAACGATTCTCTTGGCATTCCTACCATTGGCGTGGGGCGAAATCTCAAAGACAAAGGGTTGTCTGACACGGAAATCACTTTCTTGCTCGGAAACGATATTGAAGATACGTGTCGTGCATTAGACGGAGCCATGCCATGGTGGCGTACCATGAGCGAAGGCCGCCAGCAGGTATTCGCAAATATGTGCTTCAATATGGGTTTGGAACGGTTCAAAGGCTTTAAAAACATGATCGAGGCCGCTAAGTCTGGAGATTATGAACGAGCAGCTATTGAAATGATGAATTCTAAATGGGCTGGCCAAGTTGGCGAGCGTGCGCGGCGACTGAAAGCCTTGATGCTGGACGGAGAATAATATGAATTACCTGGCCCCTGAAAACATCATGTATGTTGTCCTTGTGATTTGCGTTGCATGGCTTATGGCGTCTGTACTTAAGCGTAGTCGACATCCGGACTCTGCCATTAACATTGAAGACCTATTGCTAGGTGAAGATGGACGCGTCTCTAAAACTGCTGTCGTCATGCTTGGCGCATTTCTTCTGACGACATGGATGATGATCTATTTTACAGCGGCTGGTAAGATGACAGAAGGCTACTTTACAATCTACGTGGGAGCTTGGGTAACGCCCACCCTGGCCAAAATCATTTCTCCAGCTAAAGGTGTATAATGATCCAAATTCCATTACTCTATCGACTTTTGGCCATGATTGGACTGTCGTTGGCCTGCGTAGGCTTTGGTTTCATGCAAGGTATTTCGCATGAAACAGCCAAGCGCGACAAAGAGGAATTAGAGCGTCAGACGGCAGCTGTATCAGCTATTAACAAACGTCTCGCAGACAATCAAGAAACAATCCGCAACCAACGTGAAATCAACAAAACTCTGACGGAGAAGAAAGATGCAGAACTTACTAAAGTGCGTGCTGATCTTAACGCTGAGCGGCTGCGCCGTGGACAAGCCATATGTAGTGGATCTTCCACCCAAACCGCTACCTCAGGCACCAGCGGCAGCAATGGAGCCGATACCGGAAGCGGGGTATTTCGCGAAGACGTTGAAAGAGATCTTAAGTCGCTGATTCTCAAAATGGAAGCTGTCGCAGCCACAGCACGAACGTGTCAAGATTTCGTAGTAGAAAACAAATTGGCCCCGTAGGGCCAATTTTATTTTGCGGTATGGAATGTCAGCCAGTCTGCACGCAGCCCGCCACTTGCGCGATCAAGCCATCCATAATATGTAGTACAGCGCGCAGCTCCTGTGCATTCGTAGCTTTGCACACATCCTGGAAGATGGCTGCATCCACCTCATTCATTTGGTTAGCGTGCGCAAATTCCAGACCGTCAGTCCATGGTAGCGGCTGCCGCACCTTGTCTTCTTCACAAAGTTCGATAAGCTTCTCTACGTAGTGGCGAGACTTACGCAAATCCTCCAGGCCATTTTTCTTCCGCCAGCGGACGATGTATTTGGTGATAACTCCTTTGAAATACGACGCGCCGAAACTTTCGGCAATGAAATCCCAGTGCTGAAATTGGCTCTTGTAATGATCGCCGCCAATTTGCACTTCGTTTGCAATGCTAGCCATTTGCTTTCTCCCATTGGTTGATCAACATTTTCAAAACACGATCCTCGAACATGGTTTTTGCCACTTCGGACGAGTAAATTTTCACATTCAGGAACATTACTGCCAGTGCACGAGTCCGATTACCCAGTGTGCGCTCACGGATACAATGTTGTAGCAGTTCCAAGCAATCGGCCAGTTTTAGGATCCGGGCTTCGTCTTCCGTCAGTTCGAACACTGGGATAAAGGCGCTGGCGTCTGCTTGTGCTTCCCAGTCAGCAAGCAAATCATTAATGCCTAATCGGCGCTTCGTGGGTGCTGGAATGTCTCCAGTTTCACCTTCTGGCAGATCATGACCAAGCGCCGCCATGAGCAAATTTGGCGACGGCTTATTTTCGTGCGACAGCAGCCAGCACCACCAAGCCACGCCGAACGAATGCGCTGCGACGGTTTGTTCGTGAATTGTGGAGATCATGTGGCAACGTTTCACTTGACCGCCTTGTTCGATATATGCCATGCGCCGCTCTAACTGCAACATTACTTCAGATTCTACACTCATTTGGTAGCCTCCGATTTGATTTGACGACGTTTAATCCATTGCGTGGCATTCAAACTCCAATCCCATGCTTGGCAGTCCACCGCAGAATCCATGGCTTCTTCCCAGCGTTTTTCTTTAAAGAATTTGTGCGCCATAACTAGAGGCACTACAACATCTGGGAAGAACGGATCGCGGAAATTGAGCTTCTTCATACGCTCAAAATCGCCAGAATCCCATGTGCTGAAGAAAAGTTCCAGACCGGTGTCCCACGTATCTACATCTGTGCTGATTAGAGGATATGATGTACCACCGCAGCCAGTAATATCGTATGGATTGCCAATTTCAGACATGTCTTCTTCAAATAGCTTGACAGTGTCCGGCCGCTCAATATAAGCGTGGAAATTGTTGCTGAATTGACGATACACACCCTGAACCATTCCAGCCGCACGGGCTACGTACTCATGCAGGAAACTGAAATGCACAGCATTCGCGCCGTAAGCACCCCACACCATGTCGTTTGAGCGGCAGCAAACTGTCATATTTAGGACGCCGCCAGTAGTATCAAAGTACACATGCGTATTGCATGGCACGTCCTTGCCGCCATTCATGGCAAGCGTCAAATCTGCCGGAAAGCTTACATTTGCCTGCGAATCTGATCCGTACGCATCCCACATGGTCAGCACGCACCGACGTGACTTAGGATTGTGGCGAAGCTCTGCAATGATTACTGGAAGTTGATTGTAGCCAAAACGATTGATCCAACGATCGCCGTAAGCACCCGCCACAGTGACGCCATCGTCAGAGAATGACGCGATGTTGGCGGCGTAATGAGCGGGAAATTTTACGTCGTTTCGTCCGGCCAACATCCAAAGCGATTCCAGCAGATGGAAAAATGGGTTTGCATCCCGCATGGCGTCCATCAGCACACGCTCCATTGGGTATTGGTATTCGGTAATAACCGGGCCGGGAGCCACCAATACCGCTCCATTGCGGCTATCTTCGCGAATGCCGTGCTCTTTTAGATAAGCGATGCCTGTTGGCAGCGCAATGTTCACATTCGGAACTGAAATTACGTGTGTCATTGTTGACCTCCGTTCTACATTTTCGACGAAACAAAGAAAATAGCCGCTCGGAAGCGGCTATTTCGTGCGATTGTATTGCTGGACGATTAGTAGATTTCGATTACGCCAGCGGATACGGCCAGGCGCACCAGATCCCACGGCTTGTCAGTTAGTTCGCGCAGTTTTTCTGCGGCCTCGTCAGTGGTCTTGCATGCCAGCAGAACTTTGTACTGAGCTTCGCGGGAGCTACCTGGGCGCACAGCTGGGTTTTTGTCGATCACTTTGATCTTTTTGCCAGCTTCTTTCGATACGCGAGTTTTGGAACCGCCATCGGAAGTCGCTTTAGGAGCAGCCACTTTTTTCGGCGCTTCTTTGGCTGGAGCTTTTTCAGCTTTTGGCGCTGCTGATGCTTTGGTCGGCTTTTCAGCTTTGGGTGCCGCGGCTTTTTTCGGAGCTGCTTTCTTGGCTTCGTCCTTTGCTTTTGCTTCGTCGGTCATGATGCTTTCCTTATTTTGGAAGTTTAAAGTATTGGCAGTAGGGAAATCACCGCCGGTTAAGTGCAACAAATGCTTTTTGGCATCCGGTGAAATGGTCTGCCATGGGGCCACATACATCCTGGCTGCCCTGCGAACAGGGTAATCCTCAAGTTGACGGGGGAACCTATGCTCAAACTCGTAATTAGTGAGAAATTCCAAGTCCAAGTGCGATGCTTCGTAAGGAATAAACCATACGCCAGCTTTGTCGCATCTTACGCGAATGCAAGTGTGCCGTTGCTCATCTTGAAACACGCAGTAGTCGCTACCGCCAACCGCAGGTTTTTTCAGTGGTGACATCTAAGTTCTCCGTTTACCCGTGAATTTCGCCCTACCCGAGAGGCGATGGAGTCATTTTGACGGACTGGAAATAAAAGTCAAGCATTATTTTCGCACGCCACGTTCAGCACGATAACTGCGAAGAGCATCCAGCAGCGCCTTCTGCCCTTTGTTCTTATTGATCAACGCTCTCATCTTTGCTTCATCCACCGTATCTCTCGCCACAAGATGGTAAACAAACACAGCAGAGTTATCGTTACCTTGGCGAAGTAATCGACGAATGAACTGATCGTATAATTCGAAGTCCCATGGAATTGAGAATAATGCAACATGGTGCGCCTGGCCTTCCTGCATATTTAAGCCATGTCCTACTGATGCTGGATGGCAGAATAGATACTCAAGCTCATTACGATTCCATTTTTTGACGAGTTGATCCCCCACCTTCGGCGACACATCCATATGCGGAGTATCCTTACCTAAAGTTTTAACGATACGTTCCAAATCATGTCCGAAATGATAGCCCCAAAGTAGCGGCTGACCTTGCATTTCTTCAATTAGATCGCACATGGCGTCCAACTTGGCCTGATGAATTGCTGTCCACTCACGTTTTCCCTTGATCGGCAATCCTGTCAACGGATCTACCTTGTCTTTATACAGAGCACCATTGGCTATTTGCTGACATTTTACGCTGGCAGACGCTGCGTTGACTGCTACAAATTCGTCACCATCTATTTCTGCGAATAATTCATCCTCCATGGCGTCGTACACTTTACGCGCTGCTGGCGGCAAATCTACATAGATTGTTACAGGAATAAGCTTGGGCATTTTGAGATAATCATTCGCATCCATGCGAAGCGCAAGAGGCTTGATGGCTGCGTAAATTTTGTCTGCCGCCCCTTCTTGCAGCTTCCAATCGTAACCGCCAAAGCCAGATGGGTAAAAATATTTATTGCGGAAATGCGTGACATAAGGGCCAAGTGCTTTGCCTAAATCCAAGCAGTAGCACTGCCCAAACAAATCCATAAGGCCATTCGGCGCAGGCGAGCCAGTAAGCCCCCAACGACGGGCGAATTTGCAAAGCCATGGTGCTAGCGCTTTGAACCGTTTCGTGTCAGGATGTTTCATTTTAGAAAGCTCATCAATTACAAGCGTATCAACTTTCTCGAATAAGCGACGTCGCCGGATTTTCACTTTAGCATCTTCCACTTTCCAGGCTTCGAGTTTTTTCTCGAACACAGCCAACGACTTCTGATAGGAAACGGCGTCCTGATCTTTTCGTTTCTTAGGTCGATTTGGCCGTGGAGTGCCAAACAGCCACTCGATTCCTTCGAAATTAATAACGTAGAAATCGTGATCTTCATTCAAGAGCACTTCCTCTTTATCGTCTCCGTGCAAAATGCCCACGGAAAAATCTTTAAATTCTTCCCACTTGTCGCGTTCCGTTGGCCACACAGAATATACACAACGTAATGGAGCAAATACTAACGCGCCTTTAA